GGATGAAAATGTTCTTTCTCATTATAATTTGCAAACTGTTCTTGAATATTAATGCCATCATTTCTAGCGTTCATTAAATCGGGTCGGTTTGAAGGGGCGGCAGTACGCTGACTTTGACTACGCGCTGTTTGAGTTTGAATAGGTGGAGGCGGTTGGGCATTGCTAGTAGTACTTGGTGCAAAATTTCCCATAAAATTACTGAATCCAGGTTTGGTATCTTGCATACTATTCACGGCGGCACTCGTAAACTGCTGCATTAATTCAGGATTTTGACGCATAATGTCGTCCATACCAGGCATAGAAGATTTAAACATTGTATTGGTCATATGAACCATAATCGCCGACCCACCCAGTTGAAAGAGTAACTTCAACTCAGGTGCCATTTTTGCCTTTGACTTATACTTTTCGTGTAATTCGCCAAAAATTTCATCATAATCATCAATGTTTTCATTGACTTGCTCTCCCCAGCCATCCAATTTAACATCAAACGGATCAAATTTCGTATTTAAAAATTCAAGACCGGTAATTGCTGCCATCAACATTTTCCCTTGAAATTTACAACTATTGGTGCGCTCTTTTTCAGAAATAATCATTTCATATTCGCCTTGCATTTCCGAAAGCGAAGATTCCATAGAGTATTTCTTGGTGAGTTTTGCTCCTTTACGTTCAATCTCTTCTAATTTTCGCAATACCTTAAACTTCTCCAATAGTGTTTCTTCAGGCGTCATTTTGGGTCTATCAGAAAATCCCCGATCAGGATTAATGGGCACATTATTAAATTTGGTATAGCCATCCCATGTTTTACTGTCACCATCTGAAGAAGCAGTTGCCTTTCCAATAGTAGAAGCATCGTTCACGCTAACAATACTACCAATAGAGACATTGTCTTTATTTGATTTTTTATCATCATCGTCCGATGTATTTAATTTAATTCCATTATCTTTATTACCTCCAAAAAAAGATGTATTAAATAACCCTGATTTTGATATAGCAGGCGCACTTTTAGGTTCTTCTACTAAATCATTTAATTCACTTTCAAGTTCATTTAAATCACTGAGACCAATATCATTGTCTTTTGATTTTTTACTGCTTCCGCCATTGGTTTTTTTGTCATTCATCAAAAGTTCAATACCGCCTCCAAAATTAACTGACGGTTTGGCAGATGACGATGATGACGCAGAATCATTCAAATCAATTGTGGGAATATTATCTAAATCAATATTAATAATATCGCTAGTTACATCAACCATTGTTGTGTATTATATATAAATTATAACTTTAAGTTATACGCAATAAAATATATTTATTTAATTTAATATATTTTATTAAATAAATATATTTTTCATAATTTTAAAACAGATAATTTCGGTCGGTTAAACAAGAACAGTTAACACAGTGGTTAAAAATACGTCCTAAGAAACAGACAAAAAATAAAGAGAATTTTATAGGACATGTTAAAGTTGTACAAAAACAATCATTTTCTGTATTAAAATAACCAGATTCGGTATAATCATATAAATTACTTGGGCATACATGACATTGATTTGTATTATAATTTTCTTTATCTTTCACTTTATTCATTTCATTGCGTTTTTTACAATAGCATAATCCACAACAGCGACTATCAAATGAATCCTTTTTATAACAACCACACAATGAGTAGTTGATATTTGTTTTATCTTCCATTATAGTTACATATCATATCAATTAATCTTTATTATTATTATCCTTTATTATTATTATCCTTTATTATTATTTTGCTTTGCGATTAAGATACCAATCCCCTTGTAGATAAGCATCTGCTAAATCATCTTTTTTTTTATGATTTTTAAAATGCGATACCCAAATTTCATTTTTTTCATCAATCTCTCTTAATTCGTTTACAATTTTTTCCATTACCTTAATACCTTCTTTTTTTCGGGCACTATAGGTGGAAATATCTGTTTCAAATAAATCAATATGTCCTTTTAGTTTATTTGCAGCAGATATAAATTCAATTGTAGTTCTATCCTTCATAATAAAATATTGAGCAATCATTCCTTGTAATGTTTTCATACGATTTGCAATAGGGCTAATTTGATTTTCAATAACAATACAATCAATTGTATTAATATGTTTTTTTAATTCTTTATCAAAAGCATTTCGCATAGCTATGCCAAGTTGAACTAAATCAAAATCGTTTGCGCTTATTGTCGCAACAGTAGATAATACATTATTTTCTATGAAATCTGTAATAATTTTAAATATGTCTTCTTTTTTCATTTTATGTATACTACCCTTATCATTTGTGTTATTATTTGTGTTATTATTTGTGTTATTATTTGTGTTATCGTTTGTTAAAGGAATTGTATAATCAACAATTAATTTATTTAGGTCGGTTAATTTCATCTTCTTAATTTTTTTTAAAGAGAGATTTGATGTAGGAATAATTAATCCTGATTTTTTAGAATGAGTTAAACATAAACAAGAGGATGTAGAATTATTTACATATTTTGATGGTTTTTTACAATCGGGTATAGAACATTTTGGAATCTCTCCACATAAATTAATAACATCCCATTGAATTATATTATTATGATTACTTTGGTTATTTGTTGTTTCTGTTGTTTTTGTTTCCATTAAACAATATGCTAAATTTTTAATACCAACATCAATACTAAGTATTTTCATAATTGTTAAATATTAATATTATATGTTTAATTAATATTAGTATTATATCATATTATATCATATCATTTATAGTATGCCAAAAAACGCGGCGAATAATATAAATATGAATAATGATGATACACCTATGAATAATGATGATATAAAATCTCTCATTGAATTAAATAACAAAATGTATAAGGAACTAAAAGAACAGAAAAAAATGATTAATGATTTACAAAAAGAACAATTAAAACTTTATAATAATACTGAAAAAATGTGTAATCATATTAATTTTATTAATGAAACATATGATAACATTAAAAACGGTTATTTTTTCAAAGGGCTGTTTAAATAGTATATTAATAAAATTATATTAATAAAATTATAGTATATATTTAATTTGCTCTTGGAATTCCATTAGATAATAATTCAGTTTGTGATATAACAGGCGTAACCATTCTTGATTGTAAGGATATATCAGATAAATATAAATTTTTTAAATCACTGTTTTCATAACCATATTTAGCGGTTGTATCCAAACACGACTTAAATAAATATGGCGAATTATTAGATGCTGGCATACCGTCTCCATAAGATGCCATATTGGCACAACAATTATCACATGCAGCAGTTTGATTGTACTGAATAATGGCATCTGCGTTTTTGCATAAATATTGGCGGTACTGTGCATTTGTTTTTATACCCGCTTCTTTTTTGATATGTTCATTTAAAGAAGCACCTGGTTGCCAATTTGTATAATTTCTTCCATCGTTCATTATGGGCGGAAAGTCGTGATATATATTATTAGACCCACTATAACAAGTTCCCCAGCTCATTTGTATATATATAATATAAAAAAATGAATTTATAAAGTATCTCATTATTGTTTATTGTTAATTTTATTGTATAAATCTTTATTTTATTTCTTAAGTAATGCTAATAATTCAGGTTTTTTAAGTTTTTTGGCATCTTCTTTTGTCGCTAAATTTTGAGAAGTAACAGTTGTTCGCAAATCATCAACCTTCATAGATTCGTATGATTGCGTGGTAGATGTAGAATCATTAGAAGGAGTATCTAAAGACAACGTTTCATCCGTAATTTCACTAATAGAGGAATTATTTGCAGTATCACTTTCGTTATTTGGTACTACATCACTTGTAGACAATACTTCAAAGGCCAACACAGAAACAGATGAATCTCCACCATTCATTCCCATTTGAGTTAATTGAATAATATCATTTAAATTATTTGTTTGGGCAGCACGTTCTTCTTCATCGTCTCCACTATCGCTGTCACTATCACTGTCACTATCGCTGTCACTATCACTATCGCTGTCATTTTCATACTCATCATCCGAAACTTCTATTTTTTCTATAACATTCATTGCTTCCGGCGAGGCCAAATAGGATTCATTATTGGGATTCATCATTGGTTGACAATAACCATACATTTCATTACCGCCACCTCTGATGTCTTGCTGAACATTACTAATAAATGCGGTTAATACTTTATTTTGTTTTTCAACAGCATTCTTAATCTCAGCTAAACGCAAATTAAAATAAACAAACAAAGAAGCACAACATAAAAATGTTATTAAAATAGGAATCGGACTAATACCACAAAGATTCATTATTGAATATCAATAATATATTTTAAATAGTTATTGAACGAATTAATATATTTTAAATATCCATTTCATTTAATGTTAATGTTGTATTTTCTATTATCTCGTGGGGGTAGCTTAGATCTTTTAATACTTTAATACCTCCTTTAATTGTAGATATTCCTTCTTCTAATTTATAAGTATACTTAAAATCATTATTGGTTGTATCTATTTTCATATGAAAATTATGCAATTTTTTTTCTGTTTCTAAACGGCGACACAAATCAAGAAAATGTGTGGTTAACACAAAATTCACATTATCGTGTTTATTCAAAAATTTCAAGAATGCATAAGCACTACTAATTGCTTCATATGGATTAGTCCCTGAATATAATTCATCAAATACACAAAAGTGTCTTTTACCTTCGCTATCATTTTTATATTTGCTAAAGTTTTCTTCATCCTCTGTTTTTTCTTCACTATCGTTCACTTCTTTATCATTTGAATTTATAATGTGGTTCAATATATCTTTACATCGTTTTGCCTCTGCTTGAAACAAACTATCTCTTCCGGAAGTATCCGGGATATTAATATAACAATGTATCATATCATATGGATTTATTGTTGCCTTATTGTAAAACCCAAACCCAATTTGCTGTGAAAGAATAATATTAAATATAGTTGTTTTTAATAATGTCGTTTTTCCTGCAGCATTTGGTCCTGTTATTATTAAATGCTTATCTAATTTATATGTATTTTTTACAGGCTTTTCATTTACTAAAGAAGGAAAGTAGGCCTTTTCAAATTTACTTGTTCCCTTTTTAAATTTACAAGCGTGAATATTTTTATTTTTCATATTTTCAACAATACCATTCATATTATCAATATATCCATTTAATCCAAAAGTATAATTTAAGGTTTCGTGAAATTTATTATCATTGTAAAGTTGATAAAAACATTTCATCGTGAAACCAATTTGTCTTAATTTCTTAAATGATACTTTATTAGGGACGACATTGTCAAAACCCTTCTTCATATTACTACACACCGACCGATGATATTGAATTGTTTTAACAAAATCTTCATATGTCTTCAATCCATCACATTGTTTAATTAATATATCCATATTTGAAATGGTTTCATTTAAATAATAACGTGTTATAGTGATCTGATGGTGTATTTTGGTCATATTACAAATAAACCGACGACATGTAGTTATGTTTTGATATACTTGAATGATATAGAAAATACTTGTTGCAAAAACATACACTAATTTTTCAAAACTGGCACTTGATAAATCAAATATTTTTCCAAGTTGATGCTTTTGAAAAACAATTTTCAAGAGTTCAATATATTTTTCAATGGTAATAGGTAAGCCGCGTAGTTTAATAATAAGAAGTGGCAGAATTAAAAAGAAAATTGGTAACATCAATGAAAATAGTGGCGAGGCTACATTATAAATACTAAGGCATTGCAAAAACATAGAATTATTATTAAGAAAATCTAATTGCGCCCATTCAATGTAATTATATTTTTCATTAAATCCTGTTTCATTTTGTATTTCGTTCCAAATTTCAACAATATCAGTCTGTAATTCTGCATTAACTTTACTTTCTTGTGAGAATACCTTTTCCTTTTTTTCTTCATTTAATTTATTTTTTAATATTTTTTGACTGTCTTTGAGAAACAATTTATTCGGTGTGTAATATTTACCCCATTGTTCCATTAAACTTTCTCCAAATACTGTTTTTGGATTAAAAACAAATTTATAAAGAGATTCGTGTTTATCAGATTTTAATAACTCTAAATCATTTGTTGTATGTTCTTCTAATTCTACCTTATCATCTAAATATTGTATTGGCAATTTAAAAATAGGTTCTTTTTTTTCTTTATCATTATCTGTTTGTGAAACCATTGAATTATTAAACAATTGTTCTATTAAACTCTCTATCATTTATTATTATTATTATTAAAGAATAATAACAATAAATTTAAACGAGTAACATAAAATATACTATTATAATATTTTATAAATCAAAGCCGTATTTATCATTATTTATAGTTACACAACTATACATATTGTTATCTACCATACTATAAATAGTTGAATCTGTATTACTAGATTCATTATAAGAAATGTTATGAGATATTGGTATTTCATATTCTGGTACATATTGAGATTCTTGATATAGTTGGTGATTTGAAGTTAATGTGTCATAATTTGTATTTTCAATTATATTTTTACTAGCATATTTCTCACAATTACTAGTATGATTATTATTTTCTTTAATGTTAATAAATAATGGATTTTCCATCATAGGTATAATTGGAGTTTTATCATAGATTAACATTTTTGATTTACATTTTTTTCCAATATACATACCCATCAATAAACTTGTAAAAAAAACTATAATAACTAATATTATTAGATTTGTTTTACTTATATTACTTGTAGTTTTACTAGAAAACAATATAACACTTTTAATGCTTGTCAGTGTTGTGGTTGGTGTGCTTGTCAGCGTTGTGGTTAGTGTGCTTGTCAGTGTTGTGGTTGGTGTGCTTGTCAGCGTTGTGGTTGGTGTGCTTGTCAGTGTTGTGGTTG